CTCGCTACCCGAACTGGGCTCCTTGTCGGTGTCACGCGACGCGCGGTACAGCGAGCCTTTGAACGAACGCTCCGCTTCCTTGGCGTCCTCGATCTTGCGACGCAGCTTCTTCATGGTGCCGAACTTGGCGGCGAAGAAGCTCAACTCGAACTGGTGCGCGTTGCCCTTCTTGTCCACCCACTTGGTCACGTCCACGCAGGTCAAGTACCCCACGTAGTAACGCGTCTTCTCACCGAACACCTCACACGCCGGACACGGATCCTCGATGTCCTTGAGGCAGGTCATCCAGTTGCGCCACGTGCCCCCCATTTTCGGGTTGTGCTCGTAGAGCTGAACCGGGTCGTCGTCGATGAACACCACCTCTCGGCGTTCCCCCACTGGAACCCAGAAACGGTTTGGTGTCTGCGAGGATTGCTGACGTGCTTCTTCACGGGCCATCCCGTCGAAGCCCTGGTTGTACCAACTCATGCTTTTTCTCCTGGTTTACTGATCTCTTAGAGATCGTCTTTGTGCCAAACGGCACTGAGCTTCTTAGCACATACGACTGCTATAGGTCAACACGTACCGGCTCACCAAGAAGTATTTTTGCCATCTCGGGAGTCAGGTCGTCCGGGTCGTACCCAACAGGCATGGGCGTGATGGTGCAGCGCAGGCGCTTCTTGAGTTTTGCGTGGATTCTCTCTGACGCTTCGTACCCTGGCTTGTCGCCGTCCGGCACGATAACGACCGAATCAAAGTTGCTCACCAGCCGTTGCTCCTGAGCAGCGGACAGGTAGCTGCCCATCATGGCGAGCACATTGTCGTAGCCGTGCTGCCAGAGCTTGATCACGTCGAAGAAGCCCTCCACCAAGTAGCCGATGCGCTTGGGCGATTCGACTGTGGGCTCCGTTAGCAGATGCTCCCCGTACAGGTAGTAATCGCGCTTGAACCCCTTGGAGTGCAGGTACTTCGGCTTCTGCCAGTCATAGAACGAGCGCCCCGACAGCCCCACCAGCCGCATCTTTTCATCCCGAATGGGGATCGTGATGCGCGACGTCTCGGGATTCCACATCAAACCCCAAGCCTGAATCGTGTACGTCTCCAGGCGGCGCTTTTTGACAAGGTACTCCAGCGGCTCGCCTTCGAGCGAGTCCAGCAATGTCAGCGTCATCTCGGGCAGGTACACCGGCTCGAACATCTCTTTCTGCTGCGAGAACGGCTTACCTACACTAGCATGTTGAACGGAATAGTCAATAGGGACTTGTTTTTTCGTGTACGACAGCGCGCCGAGATTACGTTCCAGCGACTCCAGTGACGGCTGGTTCGTGGTTCGTAGGAACTCGTGGAGATCGGGAAACTTCCTGCCGGACAGCTTCTCGTAGCGCCACAAGAACGTAGCCATGGTTCCGTGGACGCCGCAGCCGTAGCACTTGTAGCTGCTCATGCCGTCGTCTTCGACAACCACGGCGAAGCTGGGCTTCGAGTCTCTACCGTTGGCGTGAGTCCACGCAGCGAAAGGACAGCCTGAGCGTAACCACCCACGCGGGCTTACGCTGAACATCCCTCCCCCTAGCTTCTCAATCAGTGTGCGAGCTTCATCGAGTTTCATGCGTCCCTTCGGTCTGTCTCTGTCTCGTCCGTTCGTTTGTCAGTTTTCGCGGTGTACGCCGCACGGTGCTTCTCGTACAGAATCTTGAACGCCGCTGCTTTACGTGCGCGGCCCTTGTCCTGCATGTGCTCAGCGTTCTTACGTATCCCTTTGGACGTCAAGCGTAGACGCTCCAGCGGACCTTTTTCTGACGGGGGTGTGAGGTATCCGTACTCGACCAGCTTGCCGCGCGTGATGTCCATGGCCGCGAAGAACGCCTTGGCCCCGGTGCCTTTGTTCTTGTAGACCGCCAGTACCATGTGTCGAACAAGCACAGGCAAAGCGTCGTGCTCGACAGTCAAAACAAAGACCCTGTGTCAGCAACATGAGCCGCATCCGAGGGCGGAACGGTGACACCTGTAGAGAACTCGTCGGCTTCGGGATCTTCGGGACGGATCTCACGGAAGTCCATCGTCTCCATGTCCCACTCAAGCGTCGCTTCCTTGCCCACACCCTCGCGCACTTTGAGGGGCTTCACGGTCATTTTCTTGTCGGTGCGCATGTCCTCCGTCTGAATCAAACCGAACGCTAGGTCGGCGTTCCAGCCCACCACGTCTGTCAGACCGATGTTCTCCAGCTTGATCGATGACGTCTTCTCGCTCGACGCCGAGCGGTTGAACTGCGTAGTGGCCATGATCACAGAGTTGCGTCGTTTCGCTATGCGCTTGAGCGCGTTGAACGCCGAAGCAGCCTTCTCGGTGCGCGTGTTTCCGCCGTCCGCCGTGTCCATCAGGTAGGCGCCGTCCGCTACCGTGAAGTCGGGCTGTACTTCTTCCATCGCAGATTCGAGCGACTCCGTTCTGAAGTCGAAGTCGCCACCGATGATCCACAGGCCGTGCGCGCCTTTCAGGTCGTCGATGGACTTGAGCACACGCTCCTCGACGAACATACCCAAGCGACCGTGCCGGAAATCTCCGTAGGAAATACGGTTGTACAGCGCGAGCATGCGCATGGACACCGCTATCTGAGCCATTTCCGTTGTGGCGAACAGCACCTTTTTGCCGTTCATCCAGGCGTGCAGCGCGACGATGATCGCAAACCAGCTCTTACCAACGCCCTGCCGCGCAGCGACGATGATCAAATCCTGCGGCCAAAACCCCAACGTGGCCTCGTTGATAGACGCCCACGGAGTGAGTACCCCCGTCTCGCCAGCCTTGATTCGCTCGTAGAACGCCCATGCGTCTTGCACCGTGTCGGCCCACGGGCGCACGCGCGTACCCACAACCTGCTCGCGTCGCAACTGCGCGAGTAGATTTTCGACTTCGATGTAAGCAGTCTGGGGCTTGTCGTCCCGCAGAGTGTTTATGATCTTTGTGACGCCTGTCTGGATGGCACCGTGCAACTTGCGGTTGTTGATTTCGTCCGCGAAGTAGACCGCCTTGCCTTGCGGTGCGCCGAGCGTAATTCCCAATCGCCCTTCGACAACGTCGAGCGCGGGCAACGTCCCGTAGGTCTGCAAATGCTCGCTGGTGTAGTCGAAAGCTAGGCGACCATTACCGGACAAATCCCCGGCTTGGATGCCCTTCTCGATAGCTGTCCGCCAGCCTTCTGTGCCTTCCGCCAACAGAGCGGACACGAACGCGCTATCGAGATCCAAGCAGTCGCCCTTCCTTCCCCCGAACCGGACTGGCGACTCTACACGTCGAGCACTTCTTTGGAAAGCTGTTCGTGTTGGGTTACGTTCAAATTGTTTCCTGTGACTTCGAGCGTCACAAGAGAACCGAGCATGACCTCGCCAAGACGCGGGGCTTTTGCCAACAACGCTTGTGGTTCTTCAGCCGTAGTGATCACCGTCAAGCGTTTACACTGCTTGCGGTAATGCACCATCTCGTCAACTAACCGCGCATCGAAGCCGGACAAGTCGGCAAGCGTGAGATCGTCTAAGATTAGAACGTCAACGTCCCGACAACGCTTGAGATATGAAACGTCGGAATCGAATTCGACACGCGCCTTCACGGCCTCGCGCATCGCGTAAACGGGCGTGAAGAATACCGTGTGTCCGCGCATGCGGGCTTCCTTGGCCACCAACGCCGCGATACTGGTCTTACCTACGCCCCCGGCGCCCACGATGAACAAGCCTACGCCGCGTTCGATGTAGGACTCGATCTTGAACAGGTAGTTGTGAACAACCTGGCGTACCGACTCCTGAACGCCTTGGATTTTCACGCGCCACTGCGCTTCGGGCAAACTCATGCGCACGAAGTCCGCAGGCGTGAGTGCGCGCCGTTGCGCACGTTGCGCAAAACCCCAACCAAGCACGGCTTGATTCACAGGTCGATCCCCAGCGCCTTGGCTGCCGATTGCAGGGTCTTTCGACGTTGCTCCAGCGCCTGCGGCAGAACCATGGCCAGACGATTTCCCTGTCGCCACGCTCGATACTCTACTTGGTACTCTCTGATCTTGGTCCACTGTTGCGCCTCCGCCACAAGAACCTCATGCCTGGACAGTAAAAACCCCACTGAGGGAACACCGCCGATGTGCTTGAAAGAACGGGTGCGGATCACTTCCCAGTTCAGTACCACGTAATCGAACGATAGTCCAGTTACCTCAAATCCGTATTTAGTCAACAGTTCCGCAGTCTGGGCTATCTCCTTGCCCGCCCACGTAGCCACGACGATGTCCGGGAAGGTTGCCTTCATCTCCTTGCCCCAACGCTCCTCCAGCCCCCGAACCTTGAGCATGACCTCGCGCGTGATCTTACCCTTGGTCTTACGGGGAGCTTTCTCGGCAGGGCGCGCGTCAATGCCGTGACTGCGCTGCTGCTGGGTGCGGGCTTTCCTGGCGCGCTCCTGGGCTGTCCCAACCAACGCCCCCGCCTGAACCACCATCAGCCGGGCTAACCGCTCCTCGGCGCTGTCCGAAACAGGTGCCCCGTTGTCCACGGCGCCCCCTTCCGGCGATTCCTCGGGCTCCGCCGCGTCTTGGCCCGCCTCTGGAGGCTCCTCGGCTTCTGGAGGCTCCTGGACGTCTTCTGGCGCTGCGGCCTCCTCCGCCTCGGTTTGGACCTGTGGACCGCGCGGTCCATGCCCCGCGTGCCCGTTGCTGCCTCGCGTGCGCGCAGGCGCCTCCGCAGGCGAGCGTGGGATCCCAAACGACGACGGATCTCGACGAGCTGGCTTGTCCAGCCCTCCCCCAAAAAGATTCCGGCCAGCCGGTTTGTTGTGCGGAACTTCCTCTTTCTCCCGAACAGTTTCTTCTCGTGTTTCTGTTTCTGAGTCTTTGCTCGGTTCCGGGGTTTCCCTTTGGTCCGGGAAAGTTTGGAGCGCGGAGCGAAGCGGCGCGCTAATTT